GGGCCAGGCGCGAAGCCATCCCCACCTGACACACAGAGACATACTCCTTGTAAGGTGCGCCCCGGTATGGTTTACTGGTGGGGTTCCAGTCCGCTGATGAAGGAGAAACCATGGAGCGCGATTTGCTATCCGATTGCACCGAAGTCTGTACCGCCCTCACCCAGTTCGTCGAATCGACCGAGGACGACACCCTCCCACAGTACGACGAATCGATACTGATGCTCGACGGACTCACCCGGGCAGCCCAGGGGATCCGCGATCTGCAACAGGCCATCCGGGTCGAGATGCACACTCGACTCAAAGATGCCGGGGCCGATCGGATGACCCTCGCTGATGGCAGACTGCTCGAACCGGCGGGGGCCTACCGCTACACCGAAGTGGACCGCGATGGTCTGACCAGTTTTGTCTTCCGACAGATTGACGACAACCGGGTCGACCCCGACACCGGCGAAATCATCGACATCGGCACCCAACTGCTGGGCCTGTTCTTGAAGTGTTTCCGGCAGGAACCACGCTGGACCCCACTCAAAGAACTCGGGTTGGACCCCGACGAATACGCCCGCCGTAAGTTCCAACCATCGATCAAAGTGACGGGAGGCTGACATGGGCGAACTCGTACCGATGAGTGAAGCGGCCATCTTCGATCTGGTGGTGCGCCAGGCCGAAGTGCTGGCCCAATCGAGTATCATCCCCAGTGCCTACCGTCGCAAGAGCGCCGACATCATCGCAGCGGGTCTGGCCGGTCGTTGTTTCGGTTGGGATGTGATGACCAGCCTACGACAGTTCCACGTGATCGAAGGTACTGCATCACTCAAGCCTGAAAGCATGTTAGGTCTAGTCCGGCAGGCCGGGCACTCAGTAACCATCGAACTCGACCCAGGGATCGCAATCGCCCGGGGCACTCGACATGACACTGGTGATGAACACGTGGCGTCGTTCACCATGGGCGACGCTCAGGCTGCCGGGTTGGCCGACAAGAAGAACTGGAAACAGTACCAGGATGCCATGCTCACTTGGCGTGCTGTAGCCAAACTGTGCCGGGTCTTGTTCCCCGATGTGGTCCTCGGAGCCGGGTACACCCCTGAGGAGGTCGGGTCAGACGACCCGATGGTCAGGGTCACGGCGATCGAAGCCGAAGTGGTCCCTTCACTGTCGATCGTCGAAGCCAAAACCGCCCTTTTGAAGGCTTGTGCTGGGGACAAGCAGATCGCCGCCGGGATATGGGGTGGCCTGACTTCCTGCGACCAGTCACAACTCGATTCGATGTGCGGAGTGGGTGCTGCGATGATCGAACTGAAAACCCAACCGTTGCCGCCACTTGATGGGCAACCAGCAGAAGCGTGAATATTGGCAAGCCGGACCCGGCACTGAAGGATGCCGGGTCCGACCACTCCGAGTCTATCAGTACCATCCGGTGGGACACCGAAGAAGTGGGATTGTTCCCCACGTCTATCTTGAGTGCACCCCTGTCAGCGTCTGCACTCCGGCTGTGGTTGGTCTTGGCGGTCCACGCCAACAAGCAAGGCCAATGTTGGCCATCCCGGACGCGAATCCTGGGGTTCTTCCCACTTTCGACCGCTCCAACCACCATCCGGCGGGCCAGGGCCGAACTAGAGAAGGCCGATCTGCTACGGGTGTCGCGTCAGCAGTACATCTCGGGCAAGCGGCTCGCTCTGACCGACCGGCCGATAGGGCGTGAAACCTCGTCACTCTACACCCTGCGTATGCCTCTGAGGGAGTGCGACCCGGTACCCCCCGGGGGGAGTCCCTCGGCACTCCCCGGGGAGAGTGGCCCGACGCCACCTAGAACTGAAAAAAAGAACAACCCACAGGAAGTGGACGCGCCTGACCCAGCCACCCTGGTGTTCAACACGTGGATCGAAGCGACCAACCGGAGCGGGCGCACCCAGTTGGATAACAAACGGCGGTCCCGCATCCAATCGGCACTTGAGACGTACCCCTTGGATGATGTCCTCGATGCGGTGGTCGGCTGGCGCAACGATCCGTTCTACTGTGGGCACAATGACCGGGGTAAGACGTACAACGACCTCGGCCTCCTACTCCGTGACGCCGAGCATATTGAACGATTCCGTGATCTGGCCAGGACCGGACCCACCCAAGCCCCATCTACCACCCCCAAGTCGTGGGATGCCCTACGACGGATCAGTGAGGAAGCATGACCAAACCCGATGCTATCGAAGCCCTGGCGGTCTTGACTGCCGCCTACAACCGGGAGATCCCCGAACAGACCCTCCGTATCTACGTCAAAGCCCTGGAGGATCTCGACCGGGATTCGTTATTGGGGGCGACCACCGACCTGATGGTCACGTCGAAGTTCTTCCCAACTGTGGCAGAACTACGCCGCCGGGCGGTCGAGATCTCTGCAGGTGGGGAACTCCCCCCCGATGCTTACGCTGCGTGGTTCGAGATCGCGGAGGCTGCTGCACGAGTAGGCCGCGACCGGAGGCCGTCGTGGTCGCATCCGGCCATCGGTGCAGCCCTGGACCAGATCGGTGGTTACCGCCGTATCTGCGACTCGGAACTCATTGGGGTCGAACGGTCCCACTTCCTCAAAGCCTATGACGTGTTGGTGGAACGCACCCTCCGTGAGGCGCAAATCCCCGCTGCCCTCCAGAGTTCCCTCCAGCAGATCGGCCAGGGGGGTGACCACCATGCGCTCGACAATACTGATGGCGATTCTGATGATTAGTGCCCTATCTCCCATGGGGTGTATCGAAGACCCAGTTGTGTCGACGGCGGTGGCCACCACGGTAGTGGCTAGTACGACCACCACGACCACCACGACCACTACGACCATACAACCATTGGGGTACGTGGCACAGCGGGAACCACGGGTGGTCACGGTCACCACGGTTACCACGCCGAGGGTGCTGACCCAGCAGTATGACTGGTACCAGCGAGGGGGCGACGTGATCGAACTCCAGATGGTGTTGGGACTCGGATCAGTGGATGGGGTTTACGGGCCGCAGACACGGGCTGCCCATTACGATCGGTTGGGAGGCCCGGCCCAGGCAGTTAGTATGTTCTATCCTGGGTTCGGCAGCGGCCAGTCCAGCGACGGTCAAACGCTCGGTGAACTCATCGACCGGTACTTCCTGCCCGCCGACCGGGCATGGGCACAACGGGTTGCGTTCTGCGAGTCGAGCGGCCAGATTCACGACACGGAGTCGGGGTCAGTGTCGTCGGCCCTGGCCATCGGCTGGTTTCAGCACCTCGCCAAATACTGGGAGGAGCGATCCGTGAAAGCCGGGGTGCCGGGTGCCAACCCGTTCGACACGGAAGCAAACGTCGCTGTCGCGGCATGGCTGTTCTACGAGGGAGGCGGGCCTCGTCATTGGAACCCGTCGCGAACCTGTTGGGAGACAGAATGACGGACATGACTGCGGACCAGATATTGGCGATAACCGAGGAAGCCATGAGGCGGCGGCGGGCCAAGCAAGAATCCGATTTGGACTTCACCGATTACGGCGACCACAACCTGCACCCTCGCACGGGGACATGCGGGCATTGCGGCGGCACGCTGGGTGGGTGCCGGTGTTGAGGGTCATCCTGGCTGCCGCGGTCATCTTCGCCGGGTTGTCGACGACCCCAGCGGGAGCCGATCACGACATGGTGTACGCGCCGTGCGACCCGGAGGACGCTCGCCCAGTCGCCGAGCAGGTCTGGTTTATCGACTACCAGACCGGCGACATGCTCCGCTACGACGACCCGTGGTGGGGAGAGCGACCCGGTTTCGGTCGGTACACGAACTGGAACAACCAGTGTCGCCTCGGGATGACCGGCGTCTGGCAGGCAGCCCCGATCCTGCCACTACCACATCCTGTGACGTATGAACCGGAGAAGCGAGCGACCACACCGGCTACGACCACCACGACGACGCATCCCCCGGCCACGACCGTCGCCCCGTCTACGACCACCACGGTTGCCCCACCAACCACCACCACGCCGCAAGCGGTAGCCACGACAACAACTGCGCCGGTAACAACCACGACCAGGGCACCAGCCGTCACCACGGCCACCACTCCAACGGTCGACGCCGACTACGACCTGTTCGACGCCGAATGGGACGGCTACCCGTTCGAGCAAACCATCCTGCTACTGGAGGAGAGGTACCCGCCCGGCACGCCTGGGAAGTTCCATTTCCGGCTGTCTATCGCAGTCGAGTTTCTCCGAGGTGGCGGGATGGTCCGAGGTCTGGACAACCTGTGGGAGTCCGGGTCGTGAGTATCGACTTCATGTATTTCGGTTCAGCGCACCTCAAGGAGCGACGGCACGACAAAGATGTTGCGGTGATCTGCGACTGCGGAAAAGCGACAGTGAACCACACGATGCGTGAGCGACGTTCCTGCGAGCAGGATGCGGCATGAAACGGTCGCCTCTGCGACGCGGCAAACCACCGGAGCGCCGTACCCCGCTTCGACAGGTCAGCGCGAAGCGGACCAAGGTTCAACGCCTTCGACGGGCCATGGTCGCTGAGGAACTCGCCAAGCGGGAACTCTGCGAAGCCGGGGCACGCATCACCCACGCCGGGCACAACGCCCGCTGCAACGGCCTCGCCATCGAACTCCACGAACCGCTGACCAGAGCCAGGGGCGGGTCGATCCTTGACCCGGCGAACACCGTCGCTATCTGCCGATCATGCCACGACTGGATTCATGCCAACCCGGCAGCCGCCACCAGTGTCGGCCTGTTGGAGGACGGCAGATGAATGGCCCCTGGGTGGTCGAAGACGACCAGCGGCCCTGGACTGCCAACGCCGAACGACGGTGGCACCACCAGACCCGGGCACGCCACGTCCGAGAGGCACGGGAACGTTGGTATTGGCTGGCCAAGGAAGCCAAAATCCCGCCTCTTACCAAGATCCGGGTGGACGCCACCCCGCTCCTGACCAACCGGAGTTCGATGCCCGACGTCGCGGCTTGTTACCCCTACGTGAAAGCCGCCATCGATGGTTTGGTGGACGCCGGGGTCCTCCCCGATGACGACCCGACTCATCTCACCACCCTTGCTTTCCACACCCCGGAGGTGGGTGGCAAATCTGGTATGCGGCTGGTTGTCCACGCAGAACTGGATGCTGCCAGCCCACCAGTCCTTCGTCTGGTCGAGATCCCCGAACTCCGTGATAGCCGTGCCAATCATCCGGTGAACTCGGGCCGCCCTCCACGTGATAGAATAGATACCCCTATAAAAGGAGAACCAGATGGCGTTTGATAATACTGTGACGGTTGTGGGTAATCTTACCCGCGACCCCGAACTCAGGTACACCGCAGGGTCGAATGCGGTGGCCAAGTTCGGCCTGGCATGGAACCGTAAAGACAAGAGCGGTGAGGAAACCACTGGTTTCTTTGATGTGACTTGTTGGGCCGACCTCGCCGAGAATGTTGCCGAATCCCTCACCAAAGGCATGAGGGTCGTGGTGTACGGTCGCCTCGATTACCAATCCTGGGAATCGAAAGACGGCGGCGGCAAACGGTCCAAAGTCGAGATCGTCGCCGACGAAGTGGCACCCAGCCTGCGGTGGGCCACGGCCAACGTCGAACGCAAACCATTCGACCAGCCTCGAACGGCAAACACCCCACCACCTGCCGAGTTGTCACCCGAAGAACCGTTCTAACCCAAAGAAGGAGAAGACATGCAGTTTCCAGATAACGACCCCGAGTTGAGTGGACTACTCGACCATTCCAGGGGTCTGACTACACAGATGAAAGACCACCAGGAGGAGATCACCGACCTCGGTGATAAACGCCGCGACGTCTGGTTGGCCCTCGCCAAGAGGGGAGTGACCCAACCGATGATCGCCAAACGGTGCGACGTGGCACTCCACACGGTGTACATGAACCTGAGGCGTGCCCGACGCGCTACCGATGGAGGCTGAACTCCGGCAGCGGTACTGCTCACTGTCGATGTCCAACCAGTGGGAGGCCGAAAGCCGAGTTCGACTGGAGAGGTCTTTGTGGGTGGCTGCCCTCGAGGCCCAACACGCCGAAGGTCTACCAGTCGATGAGGACACCCTCTCCAGGTACCGGGCTGCTACGAGTCTGGTGGGTATGATATCTATCCTGGATGCTGAGCGGCGTACCGGCCATGAGACTGCGGCTCGACTCGCCGAGTTCAACACGGTGGCCGGGGCCGAAGGTATTCACCAGGGGATGACATCATGCGATGTGAGTGACATGGCGACCCAAGTCCAGGTCCTCCGTTCGGCCGCGGTGGTGCGACTCCGCTCGGTGTCTTTCATCAAGGCCCTGCGTGATGTCGCATCCGAGGCGGCCGATCAAGAATGCGTGGCGGTCACCCACAACCGGGCTGCTCAACCGACCACGTGGGGACGTCGTGTGTCCATGTGGTTGGAAGAGGCGGTCTACCACCACCGGGCGTTCCTGGCCATCGCTGACAGTTACCCGCTGCGCGGCCTGGTCGGGGCGGTGGGTACCGGCCGTGATCTGGTTGGCCTCTTCGACAGCCTCGGAATCGCCGACCCGGTGGCGGCTGCTACCCGCACCAGTGACCGGTACCTCGAGTCGGTACGCGAGATGTTGTACCTCCACCTCGGTGATGCGGCCCAAGCGGCAATAATCCCCTCGGGGGTGTGTCAGGCCCCAGGGCAGAACTACCACCGGTCGGCCGATGTCCTGTTGATGCGGGTTGCTTCGATGTTGGTCGCTGCCCCCACCAACTACGCGGTGACTGGCCGGTTGATGGCCGGTCGCGGGCTGCTGTCCGAAGTGTACGACCAGCACCGGGTTGGTTCGTCGGCGATGCCCCACAAGATCAACCCGTCGAGGATGGAACGGGTCGCTGGCCTGGCTGCGCTCAACGACGGGTACCTCCAAACAGTGGAACGTGCCGCGGCTGGCCGGTGGTACGAGGGGGATGTCGCCGATTCGGCAGCCAGACGGGTCGCACTCCCTGGGTTTTGGATGTCGTTGGAGGCGGTGTTGGTGGCCGCCACCCGGCTGGTAACCAGTTGCGCTCTGGACGTCGACGCTGCGGCGACCGATGTCGCCCAGGCTCGGGACGAGTTGCTGTCCGGTCGTCTGCTCAGCGCGGTGATCGATAGCGGTATGCCCAGGGAGGAGGCCCACACGTTGATACGCCACCTGTATTCCAGTGGTAGCGACCCGGTGGATTGTGTGGCCGACTTGTTGGGTTTGGATGAGGAGCAGACGGCTCGGCTTGTCAGTCCCGGTGGTGACCGGGCGGCCGACCAGACCGCCGC